TTAACTTTGGTCTTATAAACTTTGGCTAAAATTCTTGTTGAGTAACCTCTCAAAAAAAGAGAAAATATTGATCTTTCAACCCCAGTTAAGTTTTCCAACAAATCAACTCCGTTAATCATGAAAATATTCTTTTCCGGTATAATTTCAGAATTTTTTTCAATTCCAAAATCGAAGTTGATGTCATCCATCCTTACCTTGTAATTCTCTTTTTGAATGAACTTTAAAAAGTCTTTGGACTTATTTGATAATGCTGCTTCGATGTAATACTTTAAAGGTACTGGTTTCGCATATCCTTCGTTTTTGTATCTTTTCCATCTTCTGGCATAAGCTTTAATGGAAGTGAAAATTTTCAGTTTGAATTCTTGTAGCAAATCTTCGTACTCAAACGACAGTTCCTGATAGCTGTAAATTCGGTTGGCGTACTTCTTTGCTAAATATTCGTATTTCAAATAGAGTTTTTCAGATGCCTTCATTCTTTGTTCCTGATTTACGATTCTGTTAGTTGCAGTTTAGTGTTTCAATTACGTTACAAAGATACGACCCATTTTATTAAAAACCTAATTTTTTATCAATTATTTTTAAAATATTTTTAATTATTTTTAAAAGTCAATAATATCAAAGGATTCGACACACATTATCCATGCCAACAACCTGACATTTTCCTCCATTTTTAGGGAAAAGAGTAAGATCATCGCCTTCAATCAAGCCTAAACTATATATTTTACCATCGTATGAGAAGTCATTTCCGACAGAATAATAATTTTGAATGTCAGTTTCTGTCATTTCAAAAATAGGAATGCCAAGTTCATTGAACAATTGGGCACGAACTTCTGCCAACATATTATCGTCATTCAAGATACTCTTTAAATGATTCCGATTAGCAATATCATTTATTTTTACAGCTTTATACTCGCATACTTTCTGATAAAATCTTTTGTCTTTTGGACTGAAATATATCTTTTTCCTGAAATCAGCAATTAGATATTCCCTTTGGATTTCCATGAAGTATTCCGATGCAGATAGATTTCTTGTCTTCATGCCTTTTACTTTCTTATTTTTGCAATTACATTTACAACGAACTCCTTTGGCTTGTGAAAATTTGAAAAAACTTCCAATGTCTCTTCCAAATTACAATTGTCAATATCCTTGTTGAGTGTATAAGTTATATCTGTAATGAAATATTTTTCCAAATCCAGACCATATTTTTTGATTTCCTTTATGGCATCAAAATCGTATAATAATATCACTTTTGTTATCCCTTTCGATATTAATAAAGCTTTTTGGTCTGGGCTTATTTTCTTACCAAAAGTGCAACAACATTTAATTTCCGGTGAACTCCAAAGATCAAGTCTTTCATCAACCGCCCTTTTATCAAAGAACCCTTCGACCAAAACAACCGTTGTCGTTTTACCTTTTACTATCTCGTCATAACCTAAAAGCATTTTAGCAAAATCGCAGCCCTTACTATTATTATATCTTAAACGATCTTTTGGGACTTCTTCTGCTCCGTACCTTGCCACATATCCTTTTACCTTCTTATTCATAACAACCGGAATAATGACATAATCTTTCAATTTAGTCACCAAGCCAGTACTCCCTATATTATAACGAATATAGTCAGACCTTTTTACACCCCTCTGCTCTAAATAGTCATTGCTAACATAACGTTTGAATCCAATAGGTAACTTTCTATCAGGCAACTCTTCAATCACGTTATCGGTCAAATTCTGCTTGTCAACCCAATCTCTAATTTTTTTAATCGTTTCTGTATATTCTATCGTTGAACCTTCAAGAAGGTAAGTTTTGTCTACTTGCTTTAACAGCTTATATATTCCGCCACTCTCACCACATTTCTTACAATCCCATTGTTGAGTGTGCTTACTTATATAAAAATGGTTTTCTTTTCCGCAAAACGGACAATCACCAACATATTGTCCGGTATGGTTTAGTTTGGCATTTATTAATATATCCTTTAAATCTGAATCGTTAATCTTCATACTCCACAGAGTTTATTGTCTTTTTCCGGTCATAGAAACGAGCAAAGTCAAAGTTGTTATAAATAACGATTGGAGCGCCATTTCTGTAATCTCTTAACTTATCGGAATGCAACCGCATCCGGCTCTCGGAATATTCATCACGAGTTTGGTTCAACGTAAAGAATACGTCAAACGGTCTGATCTTGCCCTTATCCTCAGATAGATTAGCACGAGTCAAAACAAACTCTGGATCATTCTTTTCCTCTTCAGAAATGGAGCTTGCTTGAGTAAAAGCATGAACCACGCAATTTAGTTCCATCGCTATTCCTTTGCAACCTTTGGCTAATTTAGCTTGCCGAAAACGTTCATCTTTGGGGTGATATAGTATTCCGTCACCTACTTCTAACAACTCCAAATAGTCGATTATAACGCAAGCAATTGGGCCATGTGTCCGTTCCATTTCCTTCAGTTCATTCCTTAACTCCGGCAAAGTTTTGGCGTTGAAAGTTTCTTCACTCGAAACAATAATATCATTCTTACAAAGCTTCTTCACGATTCTTTGAGATATTTCCATAGTCTTATCTGGTATATCGCCAGACTTAACATCATGGTATAAAGTCCCTGTCCACGCAGCATCGTAACGATTCAAACATTGCTCCTTAGTACCTTCTAATTGAAAGTGAGCTACTCGATGACCGCCACGTGCTGCTGCTATGCCAAGATGAACTCCCAATTGACTTTTACCAACTCCCGAATCACCTAACCATAAAACACACTCTCCAGTTTCTGGGCCACCGTTTGCTCCGCCAAGCCTGTAATCTACTTCATCGATGTTTGTCGGAACTTTAAACCGATAACTCCAATCAGCAGATTTTCTTTGAATCTGTCTCTTTGTAAAGTCACCGAATACAGTTTCAAACTTAGCTGACTTAATACTGAAATGCTTTATTTCTTCTGAGAACTTTATAGAAATTTGATACGCCTCATCCTTTTTGCCACGATTATAAGCATCAGCAATTTTATCATTAGCTTCCAAGAATTTCATCTGCTTGATATATTCCTCAAAGCTATCAAGTATTGGTTCTATCTTTTCGTCAGTAATTCTCAAATCCTTCATATCCGATATTAAATCAAGAGCATCGTCATTATCTATGAACTGCTGCTGTAATTGTCCTATCGTTGGTATTCTGCCGGTCTTATCGTATCTTAAAATTGTCCACTGCCAAACTTTCTTTTCCGCTTCTGTTTGTAAAAAAGAATATTTCAAATGTTGTCTGGTTATATCCATCATTGTTCTTTTGGATATTGCCGCTGCCATTAACTCCGTAACAAAACCACTCGTCAAAGTATCATTCGCCATAACCTCTTATTTTATTAATTTTGGGGTATTCCTTCTTTAAAATATTTCTGCACTCAGACTTAAACTTACAAACAGCGCAATTAGAACTTTTATGGAAATATAGAGTAGTGTTTGCTATGCACCATGCCATACCTTTTTGACTATTCAAGTAAGCTTCTTTGAACTTTTCTTCGTTTGGTCTGAGCTTCAGTAATAACTCTGGAAACTTTGATTCTGTAGGTAAGTTATTGATTTTGTAATCTGTTTTTAAGCTCATTCTGGTAATGAATATATTAGTCCTGACGCTACAAGCTTCCCACCGCTTTATAGAAGTGACCCCAATAACCCAGTTGAACTTTATACTCCTTGAGTAGTCTTTTTTTGAGCCATCATTAAACCAAGATTGAAAACCGTATTGGATAAATTTTCTTATAAAATCTTCACCGATCTTATCTTGGTAATAATCCATAAAAACATTCCAACTGTCACGATCTTTAGCATTAACCTTAATATGATCTTGCTTTCTTTTCGTAACCTGTTCCAAAAGCTCAACGAATAAATCTACTGCGTATTTGAAGAGTTTGTTTCTTCTTTTAAAAACCATTTTCTGATCCATCGTTCAAGTGTTTCGTAACAATCATCAATAGAAGTATCCAAAATTCCAACATTCTTTTCGCCTATCGAACTGATGTAAGTGTTTAACCGTGTTTCTGAATGTTCGCTAAAATGTAGATCGTAAATATCAAAAAAGTCAATTACCAAACTCCTATTCTTGACCGATGTGGTTCCAAGCACACGCCCTTTTTTCTGAACTGTATTGGCATCTTCCAAACCTCCGTCAACATTAATAAGAACCTCCACGCTTGGCAGGGTGATCCCTTTTTTGAAGATATTAGAAGTAAGCAGAATTTTTCCGGTATCGGACAGAAATTCGTTCTTGATTTCGGCTCTCTCATCGATGCTCGTCACTCCTGATATGAACTTATATCGAGTTAATCTGGAAATAAGATTGCCATGTTCTATACTTTGGAAAATAACTAATGTTTTAAGATTTAATCTTTTTAACAAATGCAATATCCTCACCAACGCTCCATTCCGGTATTTATTTTCAAATATGATTCTTTTCCGGTATTCCGCATAATCCGTTCCGCTTTCGCCATCCAATAAAAACTCTACTTCATTGTGATCAAACAAAAGCATAAAAACTTTATAATCTGAAAGCACTTGCCTTTTTCTCAAAAGCTTTTCCGATATATCATAAACAATATCGCCACTCCACGCCTTCAGTTTTAAGCTTTGAAGCCAAGCCTCAGAACGATATGGAGTTGCGGATAAACAAAGTTGATATTCCAATTTCTTGCACTTCTTATAAATCTTTAAACGACTATCTGAGCTGTTGTCATGGATTTCGTCAACACACAAAAATTTTAATTCCTTTAAATACTTATCAAGTCCGGCTTTCTTTTTCCGGTCTTTATTTCGAGCAGATAAAACAGATTGCATGGTTTGAATCATCGCCACTGTAATTCGTTTACTGACATCAACTTTGCCGGCTTCAATCTTTCCAATATCTACTTTATAATGCGGATCAAGAAATTCTTTTATGTCGCCAACCGCTTGATTAAACAAATCCATAGTATCAACGACAAATAAAAAATTTCCGGTTTCTGACTCCAAGAATATTCTTATAATTTCTGAAGCTATAAAGGTTTTGCCCCCTCTCGTTGGAACTTTTATTATTCCAAACCTCTTTTTGTAAAATGCTGTTATGGCATCTTTTTGATAACTATATTTCCCAGTCATTCTGGCATCGAACTTCCAAGGATATGGAATGCTCCAAGAATAATCGTCAACCCTATAATCAACCAAATTTTCTTTTATATATGCCAAAAGATCATATATCATACCGATCTTAAACGTCAACTTTCGCTTGTCGAACATTTCCTGCTTTGGTTTATAAGCATATTCATCAGGATTGTCATACGTTAAAGCATGCGCCACGTGTCGGATTCCAGCGTGCGTTGATCGAGCAAAGCTGTATTCTGTGTTGCTGATTCGGTCTACAATTATGTCAACTTTCATATTATAGTTATTGTCATATGGGAAGGAGCATTAATAAAATCAATGTATTCTTGCCCCAATCTGATAAAATCTTCTCTGAAGTTCTTGCACTGTTTGCATTTATAATGACCGCATCCCCAGCATTTACCTTTTTGGATTCCTTCGATAAATTCGTTTGATGGGCAAAATATTTCGTCATCGGTCATATCGCATATAATTTATTGCAGGGATTGAGAACAAAACCAGACCACCCCCTTACCCCCTGTTTTGTAAGATTGTGTACTTATTGCAGTACATTGATTGTATGTTGTTAACAGACCACCCCTTGTTCAGACAGAAACAGAGCATACTAAACGATCTTAACGTTGGTTGTGGTACTCTTTATTCCTTTTAAGATGATCGTTGGTTATACAAAAGAAAAAGGGCATGCTCACCGTGGAACTGCCCTTATCTTATACGCTGAATTTTATTCCGGTCTTAATTTTTACCCTTTTTAGTTTCGGGAGTATCATTTACATCATAATCTAATATAAAGAATACGGCATCAAATAAAGGTTTCAAATTTGCCTCTTTATTCTTTGGCATCCAAGACAACTTAACCTTTTCAAGAACAATGGGGAATTTACATTCCATATCCATCCATTTGTAGAATTGTCTTACCTGTTCTTGACGCTCCTTAATAGTGGCAGCATACTTAACTTCAATCTCAGACCTTATCTTTTGGACTTCGTCAGAATTAAAATCAATATCGAACTGCCTCATTTCACGGTCATCCCTCATAGTTGTCCGGTATCTTGGCTCAGTTTCGCCTTTTGGAGTGGCAAGTTTCTTATAAGCATCTTCCAACTCTTTTTCGTATGCCTCAAAATCCTCAGTCTTTTGAGCTATATTTTCAAAAGTATAACGCTCATAATACGGTTTGATGCTCACGATTGTTTTGGAAATAGCAGTGTTGGCATCTATTCCTGGCACGTGTTTAAGTTCAACTAAATCTTTATACATTCCAAAGATTTCATTATTAGTCGGCTTCTTTGCCAAATCGACTTTTGGGAATGTAAGCTTATCGAATTGATTTACTTCAATTGGCTTTACAATTTCCTCTACGCTCTTTTCAATTTTCTTCATACAATGATTTATTTAAAATTAGCAATCTTCAACTTTCTTGAAATTAGTCAATAAAAATTCCTTTAGTTTAGCATAACAAAAAACAAATATATCCGTTCCGGCAATAAGGGACATATCTGGAACCTGACTTTTTATTTCGTTTGATATTTCTTGAGGTTCATAAACAGTTTGTTTTTCGGTAGTGTTTTGAGTTGTAGTAACGCCATCAACAGTTGTTTCGACTTTCTTTTCTACATCTTTCTCGACTGGAACTTGTTGAGTTGTTGTAACGATTTCCGTTATTTCTTTTTTCAAAGGAATTGAAAGATTTTCACCAATTTGAAGGTTGCGAATTGGTTGACCGACCAATCTGTTTTGAGGAGCAATTAATGGAGAATTGGTTTTAACTTTAGAAGCTTCTTCATTAAGATAAGCTGAAAATTTAATATTTATGCTTCCATTAACCTTATCAATGAAATAAGTGTCAATTCTTACATATGCCTCAGATGTGATTCCTTGATCGCATCCAATCTGACTCTTGATTTTTAGTGCCATGTTATTTTTTGTTTATTTAATAATTGTTAAAATGATCTCATTGCTCTCACATAATGCTGCAAATAATCATCTTCTGAAAATATTGATGGAGAATCGTTATAACAAATAGCATAAACAACTCCATTTTCAGTAGAAGTCCACAACGCATAATTTACTCCGCTAACAAATCCAGCGGTGAATATTCCTATACGTTTGCAATAAATTAGCCAACCCATTTCATCTTGAGAAGGCAAATACCAATCAGTGTAGCCACCGCCATTGTAAGCTCTACATTTCGTTGCGGCAACTCCTGAAGCTCCTATCGTGTTAATTATATTAACCGTGTTGGCCATTCCATATCCTATACTTTGAAATGTGTAACATAAAGCTCTGTTGGCTCCATTGTACCATCTGATGAAAGAATTACCGCTATCTAAAATCCAATCATTGCTTGCTATCAAGCCAGTATTATTGCCAGAATTAACATAAACCACAGTTCCACCTCCGTATTGTTCGCCAAGATAATGCAAAGCTCCGTAATTTCTAAACCTTAACATCGAGTTTGCCGGAGCATAAGAATCTTGGTTGTAGGCAGGATCAAATTTATAAGGGTTGGCATAACTAAAG